GTAATTTTTCAAATTTATCAGAACTTTATTTTATCAAAACTAGAGATGATGCTGGTAATGCTCTCACAACAGGCAAACTCAAGTCTCTATCTTATGCTAAAGTAAACAAACCTCTGCTAAACGCCAATGATCAGGTTCTATTTTTAGAACTTACAGTTGTTGGAGATAAAGATGATATTGATCTACTTCTCCTTGAGTATGATCCAGGAGACACCAACTATCAAAGAAATATTTTCTTATCTGAAGCAGATGCTGCTACAGATTCAAATGAGTTGGGATTTATTATTGATTATAGTGAAACTATTACTCCATTAATTGGTAGAGCAAAACCAAGTAATTTTTTCCTAAAGCAAAGAGGTCTTGGTTTTAATTCTGATTCTGATATTGTTATATCTAAAGGTAGACTAGCAGGTGGTGGAGACACATATAATGCTATTTTTGGATTGTCATATTTTGATCCACAATTTTTCACCAAATTACTTCTAGAAGTAACTCCTACCAATAATAGTTTCGGTATTGGTAAGTATGTTACTGGTTTAACTAGTGGTGCTTATGGTGTTGTTGAAGGTGCGCCTTCTGGTGTATATTCCATTGGAAAAATTTTATTTGTAAAAACCCTATCAGGAAAATTTGTTTCTGGAGAGTCTATCAGAGACGAAGATGGCGTAACAAATAGAATTGCTAAAGATAATACTATTTCACATTTTATTGTAGCAAATAGAGGACTTGGATATGCTGATAATTCGACTCTCGTAATTAATGGTGTTGAATATGATGCTGCAGCAGCAGAAGCTATTCGTTTAACAAATGGTTCTTTCTATGCTGTACAAATTAACAACAAATCTGCGCTTTCTACAGAGTATGCACAACCACCATCAGTAAGTATTAAACAACCAGATGGTGCCGCTAACCCAAGTATTACTGCTGTTATTTTACCAGTATTGGTTAGGAATGCTGTAACTACATACAACCCCCAGAATGTAAAATCTTTATCTGCTCAGTATGGTTCTGGAAATGCTAATATCTTTACTGCTGATTTGGTAACAGATGATCAAGCATTTGCAGAAATTAAATCTGTAACTAGTTTTACTTTCTTTGGATCCAAGGGATATAATTTCATTGAATCTACTAGTTTTAGTGCTGACGCAAGTCTTCTATTACAACAGGGTGATGTCATTCAATTCTCAGATGAAGACAACACACTTGTTCGTGCTGTTGTACAACTTGCTACTGTCAGACAAGGATCTTCTAAGTCACGAGTATATCTAGATACTGTTCTTCCTGGAAACGTTACTAATACTAGTATTGTTAGATTGCGTCCTAGAGTTGATAATTCTAGTCAAGGAACTCTTCTGTTCCCCACGGGAAGTAGTCAGATTAAAAAAGTAGCTGATACACCAGAAGAAACTAAAATTAAGTATTTCTTCCGTAGAGATTTTGTAACTACAGCATCCACATCAGGTGGTACAATTACATTTGCTGCTCAGTTACCATTTGGAACACAAAGATTTTCCACATTTAATGAAGAAAATTATATCATTACAGTTTTAGATCCTGGCGATGCTTCCAACATTACTAAAGGTGATATTATTTACATTGATAAAGATAACGTAGTAATTTCATCGTCAACTGATACTGCCAGTGGATTGACTTCTGGCAGTATTAGTTTGAACTTACCATCAACATACTTTGGTATTATTCCAACAAACGGAACGTTCCCCAAACTAAAACTATCAGCAACACTAGAAGTTCTAAATGCTAAACCTAGATTAAAAACATCTATTGAAAATAAAAGGATTGTTGTTACTTCGTCTGGAGATCGTGTAATTCCATTTAGAGGAACAGATTATGATAGCGATGTAGTAGAAACTATTTCATATTCTGATGCGTATAGACTAAGATACGTATATGAAGGAAGTGCTACTCAACCACCATCTGTAGATACTTCAGGTAATTTAATTTCTGGTATAGATGTAACTGATAGATTTACATTTGATAATGGACAAAGAGATACTGTATATGACGTTTCTAGGATTGTATTGAAACCAGGAAAAGAACAAACCTCTGGACAACTTGTAATTGCTTTTGATTACTTTGAACAATCTCAAGGAGATTTCTGTACCATCGATAGTTACATACATGAAGCTGGAGTAACAGAAGACTTAATTCCATCATTTAACTCTGCTGTACATGGCATTCTAAATCTAAAAAATGTATTAGACTTTAGACCTAAAGTAGATTCTGCTACTACAATTTCTGGATTCCAAAACGAATCTTCATTAGCAAATAGTATTGGTAGTTTTGCTGGTGCTGGATCAGTTATTGCTGCTACTCCAGCGCCAGATACCAATCTAGAGTATACACTGTCATTTAGTCAAGTACAATATCTTGATAGAATAGATGGCGTTTTCTTAAATAAAAATGGAAACTTTATTGTTAAAGAAGGAAACTCTTCACTAAATCCAACAAAACCAGATCCAATTGATGATGCTATTCCTCTATTCTATGCTTACATTCCTGCTTATACACAAACAAGTAAAGATGTAAGAATTACCTCTGTTGACAATCGTCGTTATACGATGCGTGATATTGGTAAGTTAGAAAAACGCATTGAAAGACTTGAATATTATACCACTCTTAGTATTCTAGAGCAACAAGCTCTTAATATGCAAGTTAAAGATGAAATTGGTCTTGATAGATTTAAGTCTGGTTTCTTAGTTGATAACTTTGAAGCACATAGATCTGGAAGTCTCGTATCTTTAGATTATCAGTGTGCTATCGATTCCCAACAATCTGTAATGCGTCCACAGTCTAAAGAAGATTCACTTTTCCTCAAAGAGGTTAATAAAAGAGAAGATCAGAGATTTGTTTCTGGATACAAAAAATCTGGTGATATTGTCACCCTTCCATACACCAGTTTAAATCTTTTAGGAAATAATTTTGCTTCTAAAACACTAAATCCAAATCCATTTGTAGTTCTTCAGTATGTTGGCGATGCTGCGTTATCACCAAGTATTGATCAATGGTATGATCAATCCACGGAACCATTAGTTGTAGATACCAATACTGATCTCTACAAGATCTTTATTGCTAAGCAAGATGTTAGAGAAAGTTTCTCAAGTTTATTCAATTCATTTATTACTAATTGGGTTGGTTCGTCTCCATCATTTACATCTATTAATTCACTAGGACAAGTAAATTCTTTAGATGTTCAATCTTCAGTAAGCAATGCTTCTACTGCATCTTCATCTAATATTAGTCCACAAAATAATGATGTTGCTAAAGGTGTTCAATCTTCTACAATAAGAGGCAACGTAGTATCCAATGGTGTACAATTCTTCGCTAGAAGTCAACCAGTCAAATTTGTAGTTAGAAGGTTAAAACCAAATACTAGAATTTCTGTTTTCTTAGAAGGAAGAGATATTAGTCGTTGGGTTAATCCAGATCTTAGATTTACTGGAATTGCTGGAAATTCTTTGTCGGCATTTAATGGAACTGTTACCACAGATGATGACGGCAATGCTAGTGGTCTTATTCTCCTACCAGCAGGATTTGCTCCTAGACAAAATGCTACTTGGGGTGGAGATGTAGATACTGTTGATTATGACACAGATTCAGAAGAAGTAAGAGTAACTACAGGAATAAAAACCTTTAGATTTACATCTAGTTCTAATGATGCTGACAAACTAACAGTAGATACTTATGCTGAAGTCAAGTATTATGCTGTTGGTATTTTACCAGAAAATCCAGTAAGTATTATTTCCACAAAACCATCATTCTTTAAAGCAAATGAGGGTGTACAGTTTGTGGATAGTAATACTGATAACCCAGTAAGACCAAATCCACTTGCTCAAACATTTAAAATTGAAAATTATGATGGTGGAGTATTTACTACTGGTATTGATCTATACTTCAGTTCTAAGAGTAGTAAAGTTCCCGTCAAAATTTACTTAACTAATGTTGAATCAGATAAACCTGGTAAGAATATTATTCCTGGAACAGAGAAAGTTATATCACCACTATCATACATTAAGTTCTTTACTAACGCAAACGTATATGTTACTAGGGGAGAAAAAGTAACTGGAACAACATCTGCTGCTAGTGGTCCCATTGAGAAAATCATCGACAAAAATGGTGTTGATTTAGTTCCATCTTCATCTGGAAGATTCTTATTAACAAACGAGCAGGTTTACACTATGGTTCTTAGTAACCATAATGGTCGTTCTTTCAATCAAAATGAAACATTATCAATTCCATCAGTAACTCTCAGAAATAATACTGAAGGAGAATCTGGTATTGTAACTATTGCTAAAGATAGTGGTAAAGTTTCAGAAATTAGAATTACTAATCCTGGACAAAATTATAATAATGCTATTTTAACTATAGAAAGTCCACAACTTCCTGGTGGTTCTGTTGCTACCGCTAGCGTAGAAGTTTCGGATGGTAAGATTTATAATACTGAAATTAGTCTAAATGGATTTGGATACACAGAACCACCTTCTGTGGTCATCAAAGGCATCGGTAACGGTGCTGGAGGATGTGTAATTGAGACAGAGATAGAGATTGATAGTCCAGCAGTTAGAATGGGTGTAGCGGTCGATCAGGAGGGTCTTACAGATTCTACTGTTCCTACTCACTTTGAATTCGATCATCCTGTATATTTACAGAATGACACCGAATATGCTATGGCAATTGAGACAGATTCCACAGATTATGAACTGTGGGTATCAAGACTTGGAGAAGTTGACGTTGCAACAAGCACCGTAATTACAACACAACCATCACTAGGATCTGTTTATAGATCGCAAAATGTAGACAACTGGACCGAAGATATTTTTGAAGATGTCAAGTTCTCTTTATACAGAGCAGAATTTGATATCAGTAAGACTGCTGAACTTTTATTGACTAATGAGTCTCTTGGATACGAACTTCTTCCCAAGAACCCATTTACCACTAATGCTACCGCAAATACTAATGCAACATCTAGACTGTTCAGAAATAATAATAATATTGTTCAAGTATCTCATAGAGATAATGGATTTGAAACTTCTGGTCTATCATATGTTTTCTATAAAGGAGCATTAGAAACAGGTGGTGTTACGGCAGATGTCCTCAACAACACTCTTTTCCAAATTACGAATAGTGGCATTGATACTTACAATATTACGTCATCTATCGCTGCTTCTGGAAATGTTGACGGTGGTGGTGAAAAAATCTATGCTACCTACAATAGGAAGTATGAAACTTTATATCCACAGATTCAATATTTGTCCTTCACTGGCACTAAATTAGAGTCAATGGTCAAAACAACTAATGTTGTTCCTGTAGATTCCACCACGATAAACTATACTTCATATTCACAAAGTGACTATGAAAAAACTTTCTTGAATGAACCACATTTCTTTACCAATCAAAAATTTATTGCTTCTGATATTAATGAAACTCTAAACAATGTTACATCATTAACTTATAAGTTATCACTGTCGTCTACGGTTTCATATTTGTCTCCTGTAATTGATCTTTCCACAGCAAGTGTTAAAACTGTTTCTAATAGAATTGAATCTGCTTCTGGTCAAGAGAACAGATATGGAAGAAGAGATCAAATTATTAAGTTCTTCCCAATCTATAAGTTTAACATTGGAAATACTAGTGGAACACAAATTCAAGACAATCAAGCAATTGAAGGGTATACTTCAAAAGCAGTTGGTACTATCGCTAAAGTAGAAGGTTCGACAGTATTTGTTAGGTTAAAAACTACTCAATTCTTTAAGAGAGGAGAAAGACTTACATTAGGAAATCAACCAACATTAGTTGAAACAGAAAATGGAGTAATTGTACCAGCTGCTAAAGTTGACACAAACCCAATTGAAACTTTAATTGATATTCCAGATGCTGCAACTATGACTGCTAGAAATCCATCAACGATTTTAGAATCTTATGATAATATTATTACTGGAAGCGCAGTAATTTGGGATGATAAAACTCAACAACTAGAGGTTAGAAATGATACTCAACCAATTCTAGATGATTTTACTAGTAGGATTATTGACAATTTCGTATTCAATAGAAACTCAGTTGTCAACGATCAACTTGCTGATATCTTTAGAGTAGGAGATATCCTTAAGTATCCAAATCAACCAGATGATGAAGCAAGTTTCTTAGAAATTAAATCAATTGATTACGCAAATGGAATTACATATGTTTCTGATAACACATCCAAAAATAGTTCTTCTGTAGCAAAATACGTTACTAAAGAAGTTGCTATTAGCAATCCAGGAACATCAATTAATCTTCAGTTGACTGTAAATGCAAAAGACATTAATGATGTCCAAGTTCTTTACAAATTTAAGAGATCTTCCAGTCAAGAAAATTTTGATGATATCAACTGGATTTACTTTAATGAAAATGGTCAACCAGATTCATTAGAGATTGCTACTCCAGAAAATACCATTTCTTCTGTACTAGAAAAACAATCCTCTTATCAAGATATCAGATATAGTGTATCTGATTTACCTGAGTTTTCATCTTTTGCTATTAAGATTGTCATGAAGGGAGTTGATCCTGCATTTGTTCCTAAGGTTCAAGATATTCGTGCTGTTGCTTCTTTCTGATGAGTTTTATAAAAGTAAAAGGTCATGATGGTCTTGTAAGAGACTCTGGCACGGGAGCTATCATTAACAATGATGCTTCCGCGTTAGAAGCACGAAGAAAATCTAAAAATCTTAGTGCTGCCATAGAAGACATAAATAACTTGAAGGAAGAAATATCTGAAATTAAACAGCTCCTTAAAGAGATAGTACGAAATGGCAGTTCTTAGATTCGTTGCTAAAACAGACACCTTTGAAAGACAAAGGCAAGTTATCAACACGATAGGTCAAGATATATTTGATTTATCCGTTGCTACTGGGGAAGGTGCTTTCAGCCTTTCTGATGGTACTGTTGATCAACCATCTCTGTTTTTTACAAACGCAGCTGATGTAGGTATATACAGAACGGGAGTTGGAAAACAACTGTTTATTGGAGCAGAAGGAAACTCGATTGCTTCTTTTGAAAAGGATTCTCTTACATTATTACAAAAAATTCAAAATTTATCAACTCCAATTAATACAGTCACAATTGGTAGTGGTGGTTCTGGATATAATGTTGGAGCATATCCGAAAGCAAGAATTACTGGTGGTAACGGAGCTGGAGCACAAGCATCAGTAATCGTTAGCATGGAAGGAACATTCCAATCTGGCGGTGGATATGAGGGAGGAACATATACTCAAGTTCCTCTACAAGGTGGTAATGGTTCTGGAGCAGAAGCAACTCTAGAAATCGCCACTATGGGTGGTAATATTACAGCAGCTGGATCTAATGGAACTGCCAACACATATAATAATGTTTCACTAACAAACGTATCTAGTAGTGGTTCTGGCGCGGTTGCTGCCGAAATTACAGTAGCTCAAATTGGTCCAGATGTTGGTGTTATTGGTGTTTTCTTTGAACAAGGATTTAATACTGGAGCATTTGGTAATGGATACAAAACAGGAGATGTATTAAGTGTTAATCCAGCAGATATTGGTGGTGTTACTGGATTTGAATTTACTCTAACTGGTGGTGGAGAAGTAACTAGTGTAGAAATTACTGATGGTGGCGATGGTAATTATCAAGCAGGAGATACATTATTCATTTTACCATCAGACGTACAAAGTAATGGTGGACCTCCTGTTAATAGTCCATCTGGATTCTCATTTAATGTTACTGGGGTAGGAATTATTACTGATGTTACCATCACTGATGGTGGTGATAACTATAAAGTTGGTGATTCTATTGATGTTCCATCCAGTGAATTAGTAAACACAGTTACATATCTTGTAAAAATTCTAGATTCACAATTAGTAGAATTTACAGGAACTTTACCATCAACAGGGTTTAATGTTGGTGATACTTTAACATACAACGGTGTATCTAAAGAGATTGTAAAAAGATTTTTAAATGGAAGCAATCAAGTTGAAGCAGTAACTGTAAAAGATATTAATTTAAATTTTTCTGCTGGATTACAAGCAGATGATGGTAATGGAAATCAAGCAGAAGTTAGTGAACTGACAGCAGCATTAAACTATTATTTTAGTTTTGATGGCGGTACAACATATACTAACATTCCAGATTTCACATTTCAAAAAAATGTAAGATATAATTTTGATCAAACTGATGCATCAAATATTGGTCACCCACTCAGATTCAGTGAAAACCGAGATGGATTTCATGGTAAAGTTCAACTAAACCCAACCATATATGGAGAGACTTATAATGGAATAGAAGTTGATTATTCATACCTAACTAATGTTGTATCAATTGTTCCAAAATCAACAACTCCAACAACATTATATTATTTCTGTGGCGAAGGAACATCAGAGGGTGCTGCTCATAAAGATGAAGGTGGTTTTGATAATAGAGAAGGAACAATCACTGTTTCTGGAGAAGCAGCATTAGTTGGTTCTGGATTAAGTATTACAGTTTCTGATGTTACTCAGACTAGCACATTTTCTGTATTAAAAGATGGCACAACTACATTAGGAAATACCACTGCAACTAGATTTGTAAATACGGGAACTACAGATTTACAAGGCAATATTACAGCTGGTGGAACTTTTAACCTAGGTCCAGATTTATTTACTATTGCTGCTAATGGCGATACAGTAATTGAAGGAACTCTTACAGCAAATAGTGATCTGTTCTTTACATCAGATGCTACCTTTGGTGGGGTACTCTATGTTGACGCTACCAATAATAAAATTTCTATCAATAGAGATCCATCAGTAACTCCTTTAGTCGAAGATTTTGAAGTAGATGGATCAGTTTCAATTGATGGTAATGTAAAACTTGCTTCCGATTCAGGAGCATATGTCTCAATTGGTGGCGCGATTGGAACTCAAGCACTAGACGTTAGTGGAAGTGCTATCGTTTCTGGAAAATACATCGCACCAACAACTGGAGTAGTATCATCTCCTGTTTACACATTTGAGGGTTATGAAAGAATTGGATTATCTGCTAATTCTACAAACAAATCTATTTCTGTAACTGGACAATCTGGAGAACTAGTTAGATTTGAACCAATACAGTCTTCCTCGTTTAGAGACTTTGTAACTTATAAGAGAGAAATTACTGCTACAACAATTTCATCTCCTGGAGCAGAATATACACCAGGATCATACAGTGGTGTTGCTAGTTCTGGTGGTACTGGTGATGGATTAGATGCTGATATTACTATCGCGTTTTCAGTTCCAATAGGAAAAATTGCCACACTCGGAACTATTACCACATCTGTAGATCCATTAAGGTTAGTAGGTACTTATAATAAAGTAACATATACAACGAATGGTTCTGGTATCGATGCTAAATTTAATGTTGTAATTGATGGTACAGGTGCTGTATCTAGTGTTTCTGTAGTAACTGGAGAACTTACAAATTTCACAAGTTCCGTTAATACTATTGCCGCAGATTCACTGACCTCATATTCTGGAGTTTCTGGAACTTCTTCTGGTTCAGGATCTGGAGCAACGTTTAATGTTTCTAGAAATATTTCTGGAGCAGCAACAGTTACATTGGTTAATAGTGGTCAAAATTATGTTGTCAATGAAACAATTACTATTCTCGGATCTAGTATTGGTGGTATTGATGTTACTAATGATCTCACAATTACAATAACTGCGGTTAGTTCTGGGGGAGGTTTAGGATATGCTATTAATGATGTTATCACTGTTTCTGGTACAGTATTTGGTGATGGAACAACTACTCCAGCAGATGTTACTTTCCAAGTATCAAATTTAGTTGGAATTTTAGGTGCTGGTTATACAGATAATGAATATGTAAATGTTCCACTATCCACAGATGGTAGTGGTGTTGGTGCTACAGCTAATATTACAATTACTGGAGGTGCAGTTTCTGCTATTGCTATATCATCAGAAGGATCTGGTGGATATGTTCCAGGTGATGAAATTACGTTTGATCATAATAATTTAATCGATCCAACTACAGGCACTGTAAGTTCAGCACCATCTCTAGCGGCACAATTTTTTGTTGGGTCATTGGGAACAATTCAAGTTGTAGATATTGTTGATAATGGATTTGGTTATGTTAATGGTGATGTATTAACATTCCCACTGTTACCAGGAACTCCCACAAGTACGTTTGAACTTACTATTGGAACAGTAACAGAAACTGAGGTAATTAAATTAGAAACTAACACTGGTTTAATTACTTCAGAGTCATTAAAAACTAAGTCTATTAATATAAACGATAAAATTTCTATCGTTGATTCTACCATTTCAAATCAAGCATCAGAAGATGTTACTATTTCTCCTGGTGGTCCTACAAAACTCTTAAGAGTAACTGGAACTGGTGGTGTTAAAGTTCCCGTTGGAACATCTACCAATAGACCTTCTGCTTCTACTTTAGGTATTATCAGATACAATAGTTCCACTCAACAATATGAGGGATCTAACGGAAGTGATTTTATTTCGCTTGGTGGTGTAAGAGATGTTGATGGCAATACTTATATTCTAGCAGAAAAAACTGTAGGTGCTAATGATAATATTTTATATTTCTATAATGATGCGGTAAACACTAGTAGATTTAACAAAACTGATATTGAATTAGTTACCAACAACACTATTAAATCTGTTGCTACAGATGGTAAAACATTATGGAAAGATGGTATCTCTGTTGTTCTTAATGAGCAAGTATATGCTGGTGAATACATTTATGAAGTAACTGTTGCTGGAACTACTGGAAGTAATCCTCCTACTCACACAACTGGTGCTCTAGATGATGGCAATGGAGTAGAATTTACTTTTGTTGGTTCTGTTTATCAACCATTAACATTCAAAGCATCAAATATTACATTTGACGCTACACTAACTCTAGGAGCATTAGAATCATATTCTTATAATAGTGTATCTTCGGTATTAGAAACAGGTCTTAACAACATAGAATTTGCTTTTGGTAAAGTTGGTGGTGCTCCAAATACATCATTTACGTTATCTGATGACGGTTCATTAAAAGCAAATAGATCTTTTGATACATCAAATGCTGTATCTAATTTAAAAATTTTAGATTATACAGCAAAATTCTTGGAGTTGGACGATGTTGTTATTTCTACAAGTGATCTTACTCTAACAAGAGGAGCAACAGAATCTGCTAATTTTGTTGTTTACGACCCAACAGTTTCAAAATCTGCAAAAGTAACTGTAACTGCTGAGAACACAACAACTAATGATATTCATACCACAGAAATTCAACTGTTAGCAAAAGGATCTGATATCTTTATTTCTGAGTATGCTTCTCTAAATACTGGTCAAGAACAGTTTACTTATACTGTTTCGTTTGATCCTTCTGGAGAAGTACAAATTTCATACACCATGGATCAAACTTTAACAGTAGGTGATGTAGTTGTTATCACATCAAGTTCCACATCTATTAAGAAATAACAATGGCAATAGAAAATAAAACCTTTAATTCTGAGTATGGATTTGGAATTAACGAAACAACTGTTCTAGACGATAGTAGAAATATTCTGAACATCAATACGATGACTATTCAGAATGAACATTTTACTAACGCAACTAAACATTCTTTTATTACTAGTGGTCTTAATAATACAATTTTAACAACTGACGGAGTTTCTGTATCAACTTTATATGATAACACAATTAATTTTATCACAACAAAAGTTATTGGTGTAAATGCTCTTGGTACAGGTCACTACGCGGTAAAATTTGAAACAAATGCAACTGTGGATGGTAATGGTAATGTTTTAATTTTAGGAGAATTAAAAACTACTATAAAAGATGCTATTCCAGCTGGGCAAAATTGGTCTGTATCTTCATATGGTTCTGGTGGTCCCAGAGAGTATAGTTATTCCACAAATAGAGGCGGTACAACAGATACTATTAAGTGGGTAGCATATACAGAGGTTGTTAGTATTGATTGGTCTGCTTGATAAATAAAGGAGTAAGAAGCATCTGCCAGATAGAGCAAAATGAGCTTAGATTTTAATGTAGATAAACAGATTTTATCTGGAACCGAACCTAAGATCTTAGGTTCCGAGAACTTTATTGTTAGATCTGGAAGTGGATCTGATGAGAAAGAAGTTTTCCGAACGCTTTTAGATCCATCAACTAAATTACCTAGACTTGGTATTAACAGGACTGGTAACAAAGTTGAGTCTATCACAGTAAATGAGAACCAAGGTGGTACTGGATATACTGTCGTTCCCAACGTTGAGTTATCATATCCAGATCCGAATAATCTTGCTTTTGGTACTAGAGCTCTTGCTTCTGCATTAATTAACAACGGTCAGGTTGTTGCTATTGTTGTTGATAATCAAGGAGCAGGATATACATCAGCACCAACCGTAACTATCACAGGTGGTGGTGGATCGGGTGCTGCTGCTACTGCTGTTCTAGACACTGTTGATTTTGAACTTGACATCAATGGTGCTATCAGAACATCTACTTCTATCATTTCTGA